GTCGGGAAGTCTCTATTCATGTGCCATTGCGCTGGTGCCGCGCTCACACAGGGGTACAACGTACTCTATATTACATGTGAAATGGCAGAGGAAAAGATTGCTGAACGAATTGACGCAAACCTTCTGAATGTCAATGTAAAAGACATTGTTGAACTACCTGAAGTTCTCTTCACTAGTAAGGTCAATGAGATCGCTAGGAAGACACAGGGTAAACTTATTATCAAAGAGTATCCAACTGCATCAGCACATGCTGGTCACTTCAAGGCACTGCTCAGTGATCTAAAGTTGAAGAAAGATTTCAAACCTGATATCATCTTCATTGACTATCTTAATATCTGTGCAAGTATGAGGTACAAAGGTGCTATTGTCAACAGTTACACGTATGTTAAAGCGATTGCTGAGGAGCTTCGCGGTCTTGCTGTGGAAGTTGGGGTCCCTATTGTTAGTGCCACTCAGACTACTCGTAGTGGTTTTGGCAATAGTGATCCAGATCTTACCGATACTTCTGAGTCTTTTGGTCTACCTGCCACTGCTGATTTTATGTTTGCCCTTATCTCTACTGAGGAGCTTGAACAACAGGGTCGCATCATGGTCAAACAACTTAAGAACCGATACTCAGACCTTGTTACCTCACGAAAATTCATGGTGGGAATTGACAGATCCAAAATGAAGCTGTATGATGTAGCGGACGATGCATCTGCTATTAGCATCGACGATGAAAACCCTGGAGAACAACTCTCCCAATTCTCTGAAACACAAAACCGACTATCTAAATTTGCTGAGTGGAATGTATGATTAATTTTAATAAGTATGAAGAGTTCGTGGCACAAGTTACTTCTGACTGTTCAACGAACTTTGTTGATTTCGCTGATCGTATTGGCGAGTTGGATCGTGAGGGTGCCAATATTGAGCGTCTCCTTACTAGTGGTGTTGGGATTAATGCTGAAGGTGGTGAGTTCCTTGAGATCATTAAGAAGATGGTTTTCCAAGGTAAGCCTTGGAACGACGATAATCGAGAACATCTTATTATTGAGTTGGGTGATGTTATGTGGTATGTCGCTCAAGCAACTCAAGCACTAGGTATCAGTATGGAAGAAGTGCTTGACACTAACATCCGTAAGTTGTCGAAGCGTTATCCTGATGGAACCTTTGATGCTTACATGTCTGAAAACCGTGCTGCTGGCGACCGATGAAGTTTACTCAAGAAGACCTCTGGGAAACTATCGAGAAACTTGGATGGTCTCCTGGTGATGACATCCATATTGAAATTGGTGGCACCTCAGTCTATGCGATTGATGGTGCAGGCACCAAGTGGGCACCTCTCAAAGGCACCCGTAAGTATAACAAAGATGCATTCATTGTAATTAAAAATCGCTCTCGCGATCCTATTGTCCCATCTCAAGCACCGAAGGAAGTATGACGGTATCCTCTCTCTAAATATTAGAGGGAGGATTTTTTTATGAAAGCAGGAGACTTTTACCGTAACGGCGGACGGTATCTAGATCGTATGGATACTTTCTTTGACAAGGCGATGGGTCGCAATGGAAAAGAAAACCGTTTTTTAACTGACATTGGTATTGTGGAGGTAGCAGGTTTTACTGCTACCACAAAAAATCTTGCTACCAAGAGTTATGTAACATCAAAATTCCAAGACTTCCGTGAGATAAAAGGAAACTCTGGAAAAGAAAACTCTGCGAAGATGTTATTCGACCTAGTGTGTAGGCAAGGTCTTCGTGGTAAAAACAATATTGAATTTACTTGTAATTTTCCTGGCGGTAAAGGAGTATCAAGACGAGTAACAAGTGTAGATCTTTACCTTGAACTAGCTGACTTCGCAAAAACTTCTGAGTTTGGTGGTCAAGTTAGAGGCGGTAAGAAAATTAATATGGGTAATCAGTATGAAGATGATCTTACCCAAGCTTTGATTGACTATTGTAGTGGACAAAAACCTAAAAAGTATTCTGATCATGTCAATACAATTGTCAGTGCGTTAACTGAGAAATATGGTTCAGCACCTACCAAAGCAATAGGTGAGGGTGGTAAGAACCAAAAACGTCCATTAAAAATGAAAGGAAGTAATATCATTATCTCTGCAGGTGGTGCAACCACTAATGATATTGGTTCTACGTTGACTGACATCACTATGATTATCGATGACAAACCTGTATATCTGTCAGTAAAATTTGGTAGCACACTATCATTCTTCAACTGTGGTATTAAAGGTGGTGGTAAAGATAGTCTATCATTGTTCCCTGAAGCAAAACTGAGGAAGGGTGAGATCCCTGAGGATGGTCAGAAGTATCTTGAGATGTTCGGTATTGATCATGAAAAGTTTTTGACAGTCTTTGAAAAATATGGTCAAGCATCTGGTACTACAGTAGAGAAACATATTGAAAGAACCACTCTCAGTCCTAAAGGCAAGAAAGCATTGCAGGACTTGATCAAGAGTGGTGTTGGGTATGGGTATTGGATGTGTCACTACACTGGAACCGAGTTAAAGTTTTATGAAATTGATCGTGACTACATGAACAAAGCTGCTACACTGACTGGTAACTCAGTAGAAATCAACTACGGTGGTGCTGGCGGTAAGGGCAAGCGTATTGACATGCTCTTTGAAACTCAGTCGTACAACTTTAAGTTCAACATCAGGAACAAGTTGGGTGGTGTCTATCCTACCCACACCAATGGAGATTACTACAAGAAGTAATGGCAAATATTAAGCAACTCAAGCACCTAGAACACCTGGAAGATGAGATGCTCAACTATGGAGTTGAGGGTTGTAAAGCTGCGGTGTCATTCCTGAAAGAACTCAAGAAGATGTTGGGTCACCAGGAGAGCAGTGGTTTCATGCAAACAAAATGGGATGGTGCTCCTTCAGTCATTTGTGGCACAGATCCTCAGACAGGGATGTTTTTTGTTGGCACTAAATCTGTATTCGCAAAGACTAATCCTAAGTTGTGCTACAGCGAAGAACAAATTGATGGTTGGTATGAAGGAGATCTGGCGGAGAAACTAAAGTTCTCTCTGAGATATTTTTCTACTCTTGGTATAGAAGGTGTAGTTCAGGGAGACCTTCTGTTTACATCTGATATTAAGAGAGAAAAAATTAATGGAGAAGAGTTGTATACATTCAGACCCAATACGATTACTTACGGTATACCCGTTGACCATCCGATTGGGAGAGCAGCAGGTAGATCGAAGATTGGTGTGGTATTTCATACCCATTACACTGGTGATGTAGTTGCTGACATGCAAGCAAGAGCTGGCGCTAAAGTAAAAGGATCAGCAGATGCTCTGGTTGTACAGAACGATACACCTATGCATCGAGTTGGATTTTCCAAAGCAGAGATGAGCACATTTGATAGATACATCTCAAAGATTGAACGCATGTGTATGATTTGTGGTCCTTTCTTAGATGAGTTGGTTGATGCTACTGGAACTACAGGAGATAAGAAGTTTCACATTGCATCATATCTAAAGCAGTTCTTTAATAACGAAATTAAGAATGCTCGTACTATTGCTAACGTAGACGAAGCGATGTATGACATGCTCAACTTCTACGAAGAGAAAACAAACAAAGAACTTGCAAAGATCAAGACTGTAAAAAATCTGACAGCAAAAAGAAATCTTGTATATGGCAGTCAGAATTATGTTGTAGATAATGTCTATAAGTTCAAAGCAATGCTTGCACTGTACAAGGAACTACAGGCAGTCAAGCAAATGGTTATAGATAAACTAGACCACCTGGAAGAGTTCAGGACTTATGTCCAGACAGATAAGGGATATAAGGTCACAACTCCTGAAGGGTATGTCCTGCACAAAGATGGCAGCATGATTAAGTTTGTCAACCGCTTGGAGTTTGCATATAACAACTTCACTCTACAGAAGCAATGGCGTTAAATTGTAAGACTTGCTATTTCACATTTGGTAGGTTTCAACCACCTACTACTGGTCATAAAGAAAACTTTGCTGGCGTAAAGAAAGCAGCAGGTACACATGACTATCGCATTTATATTTCACAGACAGTAGATAAGAAAGGTAGCAACCCATTGCCACCAGATCGTAAATTGTTTTACATGAATAAGATGTTCCCAGAACATAAAGGGAAAATCTATTCTGGTCCCAAACAACCTGTTGCTATCTTGCAAGATCTTATGCTTGCAGGTTATAATGAGGTTGTATTTTTAGTAGGTTCTGACAGGGTTTCTGCCATGCAGTTCCTCCATAAATATAACGGAACTGAGTTTTCATTCAGGAAGATTGATATTCAATCATCTGGAAGTAGAGACGCTGATGGTGATACCTTTGCCATTTCTGGAACTAAGATGAGACGTGCAGCACATGCTAACGACTTTGATACATTCAGAAAGGGTATTCCTAGAGCATTAAATGATCGTGATTGTCGCGCTCTCATGCAAGAGATTAAAGACGCGCTACCTAAGAATTTTAAATGAAGGATTTTAAGAAACTACGAGAAGAAGCACTTCGGCAGCAACAAAGACAGCAAGAAGTATTCAGAGAAGGTGATGCTGTTATGTCATCACGTACTGGAGACAAAGGACACATTCACAGAGTGGGTGGTAACTATGCAATTGTTATCTCAGAAGAAGGTAACATGTTCCGAGAGTGGATTAAGAACATTAGATCTATAAATAATACGAGAAGAACGTCCCTTTTAAACGATGAAGTATCCTAAACCTGTTAATCATGTAGAAAATAATGACGAGTTTTCATCAGCATTGATGGAATCTTTTGGTAAGTGGAGTGAGGGTGATTGCTTCCAGAACACTTCCTACGAACTGGAACTATCGGAAGCACCATTCGATGGAATGGATCCACAGTCTAACGGTGCTGAAATTGAGCAGACTTCTATCAAAAAGAAGGAAGCAAAGAAACCATCTGCTAAAGCACAACTCGCTGCTAATGAAGAAGTTCTAGAGCGTGAAGAGTTTGAAGTTGATGGCGAGACATACATCCTAGAGAAGAAGAAAGGTCTAGACGGTAAGGCATGTTGGAAAGGATACAAACTTGCTGGTACTAAGAAGAAGGGTGGTAAGACAGTTGACAACTGTGTCAAAGCAGGTGATGAAGTAACCCATGAGGGTGAAGCACTTGCAGAAAAGAAACTAGATCCAGTTGGCAAGGCAGATGCTGACATCGATAACGATGGCGATGTAGATAAGTCTGATAAGTACCTTCACGCTCGTCGTAAGAAGGTTACCAAAATCATTGCAATGGGAAAGAAGAAGAAATGAAATCCTTCAAACAGTTCCGAGAGGAATGTGGTTGCAAGGACAAGGAACGAAAGTCTAAATCTAAAAAGAAGACAGGTAACGTAGAAGTTATGCCTAACATTCCTGATGGGAAGAAAGGCATGACTACTAACGTGAATAATGAGAGTGTATTCGCTGGTAATTATCAAGGTCCCTTGTATGCAAGACATCCTGATCTCGTCATTGCGGAGAAAGCAGTCTCCAAAAAGCAACAGAAATTTATGGGTATGGTCCGAGCTGCTCAGAAGGGCGAGGGAGCGTCGTCGCCTGAGGTTGCCAAAGTTGCTTCCAGCATGAAGAAGGGCGATGTAAAAAAGTTTGCATCAACTAAACATAAAGGATTGCCTGAAAAGAAAGTTCAAAAAGAATCTTTTGAGACTGGTGTTCAAAAGGCACGTCGCGACTATCGTTCTGGCACATTGTTGACTTTCAAACAGTTCGTTTCAAAACTTACTGACATCTTGGATGAGTGGGAGAAATAAATAGTAGAGCTCATTTGAGGATCAAATCATGCTCGCATTTCTATTACCACTAGCATCTAAAATTATTAAAGACGCTGTTTCTAAAGTTCCTGACAACGAGGAACTTGGAGAAAAAATGATCGAGATCTGCCTAGTCATTCTGAAGAAGGCAGTAACTCTAACCAAGACAGACATGGACGACAAACTCCTTGCGGTTGTTGAACAAGCAATCAAAAACCGTGAGGAAGACTGAGATATAAATAAAGTTTAGAAATACTCAAATAATACGAGGAGACCAATGGCTGTATTCGGAACAATTGATGCAGCGACATTTGCGAATAACGTCGCGGTCACCAATGGTGACGCCACTGTTACGAAGAATGCCGCTGATACAGTAGAACAAGGAGATGTACTAGTTCTCGGTGGTGTAAACTATATCGTAAGAAGTGTCACAAGCACAACTACAATTGAACTACACACCACTTATGCTGGTAGCACTAATGCTGCACTAGCAGGAGCTGTCCGCAGAACTCCACCTAAATCTGTTGCAGAATATGTAATTAAAGGTGGCGATAGTAGTGTTGGCGAAATTCTATTTGTTGACGCAACTGAAGTTGGACTTGCAGAGAACAAATCTCGTGGATTGAAAGGTCCTGGTTGGTGGAACTATAAGACATACACTGATCATTCTGGTGCTACTCGTCACAAGGCAGAGCATCTAGCATATGCATACATTGCTGCTGGTACATCTGGTGACTTCACTGATGATACTAAGGTTGCTGATGTTGCATCTGCAGTCGTTATCGATACTCAACCCGCTTCTTCTACTTCTGCATCTGGTGCAGGTACATTCACCCTCACCACCAGCACAACTGGTACACCTGGCGCACTAGCATATGTTTGGCAGCGTCAGACTGCATCTGGTAAGCGTTGGGTTAACATCACTGCTTCCCTTGACACAGGTATTACTTACGCTAACTTCACGACCGCAACTCTTGCTTACAGTGGCCTCGCTGCTGACACTCTGGACGGTTACAAGTATCGCGTCAAGATTACCTCAGCGGGTGGTACAGAAGAAGTTGTCTCTGATGGTGCCGCAACCTTAACATTTGGAAATTAATGAATGAATTTTCATGAATTGACACCAGACAACTGGTTATTCTTTGCTATTCAAAATTATAATAACCCGTCGTCTGTTACCTATGCAGACTTTGAAGAAGACATCAAACGCTTCAAATACATTAAGAGACTGCTTAGAAGATACGAGACGACGGGTGAACTAAAAACACATCTCATTCTAAATCATGTAATTGTGTTGTATAATGTATTTGGCGAAGCAGCAACACCGCTGCTATTTTATAAAACGGAAGCGACATACTGGTGTCAAATTAAGGCATTTATGTTGTTTCTAAATAGATTACCACTAACACTTAACGAGGATGTTGACGAGGAATGTCTGAAAGAACTGAACCTAATCTAAATGAAATGATCAATTCTGCTGGCGATGGTTCTGGTCTCCAGTTGCCACCCGCTTTTGTCATGGTCAATCCTAAGCAGCATCGTAAGTATAAGAAAAATAATGAAAAAGTGGATGGGCGTACTAAAGGCGCTCGCTCTCTCTTCGACCGTATCCAAAAAAGAAAGATGAAAGAAGAAACTAACGTAACCGAAGCTCTGTCTACTGATACTGAGAGAGCACAAAAGCAAATCACCCAAGGCAAGAAGCTCAATCGTCAGAAAGATCTTCAGAAGAAGCGTGGTGAAGCAAAAGAAAAGATGATGCGTAAGTCCAAAGAAATGGATACGCTCATGAAAGCACGTTTGTCTGACTTCAAAAAGAAGGCAGCAACTCAAACTAAGAAACTCAAGAAAGAGGAAACTGAAGTGACTACCGAAATCATGACTGAAAACCAAGATGTAATCCAAGTTGCACTAGATGTAGCAACTGCTGAACTCAATCCCCAGGGCGAAGGATCCTTTGCTAAGATCCAGTTCGCTGATGGTGGTGTACAAAACCTAGATAACTTCTCTGCTAAGCGTATTGCTGCTTGTTACGCGCAGTTGGATGATACCCACAAGCAGCAATTCCAATACATGTTGAATAAGGACGCTTCGACCTATCAATCTGCATTGGATTTCGCAATCAAGAATGTCTGATGATCATGGCGTTTGGTCTAGGTAAATTAGCGGTCCTTGAAAGTAAGCTCAACATTTATGAAGACCTATCTCAACAGATGCTCGACAAGCTTGAAAAAGCAGTCGGGACTATCTCGGATAACAGTAACAAGATTGCTGTTATTTTAGAACGCCATGAAAATCGTCTAGACGAAAGTGAAAGAACAGATAACCTCATTATCAAAATGATTGATGAGTTAAAAGATCAAGAAGATAAGAACTCTAGAATTCTGCACGAAAGAATTGATCGCATTCAAAAGAAAGTCGATAGCAATCAAAAATTTGTTGTTGGTGCTGGTGCTGTCCTAGCAACTCTAGTGACAGTCCTACAAGTGGTTCCACCAGTTGTTCGCGTATTGACACCGAAGGTATCCTCTGGTAGTATATCATCAGTGGTAATGCCTGTTAGTGAGTTTTCTTGACGTTAAGTACATACAACTAGTATCCCCCCGTCTTACCCTTTTCTCACGCAAGAAGGCAGACCTGTATAATTTCAGGTGTCCTTACTGTGGTGATAGTCAGAAAAGGAAGAACAAGGCGAGGGGATATTTGTTTAAGATCAAGAACAATTTCACATATAAATGTCACAATTGTGGAGTAGGAAGATCACTTGCTAACTTTTTGAAAGATCAAGATCAACATCTCTATGAGCAATACATCATGGAGAAATTCAAAGAAGGTAGCACTGGCAAGGGAACTGCAACACCCAGTCCAAAATTTGATTTTAAAGAACCAAAATTTGTAAAACGTGATACAGGTTTAGAGAAGATTTCTTCGCTAAATATTTCTCACCCAGCGCGTGTCTATCTTGAAAACCGAGGTATCAAAGATCTCGATTACTTCTATTACTGTCCCAAATTCAAAGAGTGGACAAACAAACAAAAGAAGACATTTGATACTTTAAGACAAGACAGTCCACGCATTATTATCCCATTCAAAGACAAACAAGGTAACCTTTTTGGATACCAAGGCAGATCGCTCGCCCCTAAGGCAAAACTAAGATACATCACGATCATGCTGGACGAGGAACAACCCAAGATCTTTGGACAGGATAGAGTAAAAACAAACGAACCAATTTATATCGTAGAAGGACCATTTGATGCGACCTTTCTCAAAAACTCAGTTGCTATGGCTGGGTCCGATGCTGATATTAGGTCGCTTGGTTGGAGCGATCATATTTGGGTATTTGATAACGAACCACGCAATCGAGAAATCGTCGCAAGGATCTCCAAAGTCATTGACCGAGGAGATAAGGTAGTCATTTGGCCAAAGAATATACAACAAAAAGACATCAATGACATGCATCTTGCTGGACATGATGTGCAAACTCTGGTACAATCGAACGTCTACCAGGGATTAACCGCAACCCTCAAATTTAACGACTGGAAAAAAGTATGACAAACGGAGTTGGAATTAAAGTAAAGAAGCGTAATGGCGTTGTAGAGGGTCTGAACCTCGACAAAATTCATAAGGTAGTGGAAGAGGCATGTGAGGGTCTTGGAAGCGGTGTGAGCGCCTCTCAGATCGAAATGAACTCGGGTCTGCAGTTCTTTGATGGTATTGAGACTAAGGATATCCAAGAGATCCTTGTACGCTCTGCTAGCGACCTCATCAGTCTTGATAATCCAAACTATCAATTTGCTGCAGCACGTCTTCTTTTGTATGGTGTAAACAAGCAAGTCTTTGGACCTTCGTGGGTTGAGAGTTATCCTTCTGTGTTGGATCACTGTTACAGTTGTGTTGAGAAGGGTGTATATGATAAAGAAATCCTAGATAAGTATAGTTACGAAGAGTGGACCAAGATTAATTCTTGGATTGATCACGACCGAGACATGCTATTTACCTACGCAGGTTTGCGTCAGGTAGTAGATAAGTATTTGGTTCAAGATCGCAGTAGTGGTGAGGTATATGAGACACCTCAATACATGTACATGATGATTGCTGCAACTCTCTTCCAAAACTATTCACAGGAAACGAGACTGGAGTATGTCCGAAAATACTACAACGCAATCAGCAAGCACAAAATCAACATTCCCACACCTATCATGGCGGGAGTGCGAACTCCACTTCGACAATTTGCTAGCTGTGTTCTTGTTGATGCTGATGACACCCTCGATAGCATCTTTACTTCTGATATGGCTATCGGCAAGTATGTTGCACAAAGGGCGGGCATCGGTATCAACGCGGGTCGCATCAGGGGCATCAACAGTAAAATCAGAGGCGGCGAAGTTCAACACACGGGTGTTGTACCATTCCTCAAAAAATTTGAGGCGACTGTCAGATGCTGCACTCAAAATGGCATACGAGGCGGAAGCGCGACTGTCCACTTCCCAATCTGGCACCAAGAAATAGAGGATATCATTGTCCTGAAGAACAACAAAGGAACAGAAGATAACCGTGTTAGAAAACTCGACTACTCAATCCAAATCAGCAAACTATTCTACGAACGTTTCATCAACAACGAAGACATCACCCTCTTCAGTCCACACGACGTTCCTGGTCTGTATGATGCTTTTGGCACTCCTGAGTTCGATGATCTCTATCGCCAGTATGAACTTGATGGATCAATTCCAAAGCGATCTATTGGCGGTCAAGAACTTCTTCTGGACCTCCTGAAGGAGAGAGCGGAGACTGGTCGCTTGTACATCATGAACATCGACCATTGTAATGAGCATTCGTCTTTCAAAGACAAGGTAAACATGTCTAATCTCTGCCAGGAGATTACACTTCCTACTACACCACTAGAACATATTGATGGTGGTGGTGAGATTGCTCTCTGTATTTTGTCTGCTATTAACGTAGGCAAGATTAATAAACTAGATGATCTAGAAGAACTTTGTGATCTCGCTGTGCGTGGTCTAGAAGAACTTATTGATTACCAAGAGTATCCAGTTGCTGCTGCTAAAAAGAGTACGCTAGCACGTCGTTCTCTTGGTATTGGTTATATTGGTCTGGCACATTACCTAGCAAAACAAGGAGAACACTATGACGATCCAAAAGCATGGAAACTCGTCCACGAGTTGTCTGAAGCTTTCCAATATTACCTTCTCAAGTCAAGCAACACCATCGCTAAAGAAAAGGGCAAGTGTGAATATTTCCATCGCACCAAGTATGCAGACGGTATCCTCCCAATCGACACTTACAAACGTGACATCGATGAGTTCTGTGGAGCAGAGTTGAATTATGATTGGGAAAGTCTTAGAACATCTATCACCACCCACGGTCTTAGGCACTCAACACTGTCCGCTCAGATGCCATCAGAGAGCAGTTCCGTTGTGTCAAACGCAACAAATGGAATTGAACCACCTAGAGCCTTTCTGTCCACTAAGAAAAGCAAAAAGGGACCGCTCAAACAAATCGTTCCTCAGTACGGTAGTCTCAAAAATAACTACACTCTTCTCTGGGACATGAAGGACAACGATGGTTACATTAAAGTTGTCGCTGCTATGCAGAAGTTCTT